ATGAATCAAATTCAGTTACTATTGATGCAATAAGAATAAAAGCTACATCTGATGATATAGCTAGTGGAATCTTTAAATTATATGGTATTGTATAATGAAAAATAGAATTAAAAATGTAAATGGCATTGAAATTGAACTTACTGATAAAGAGCAAGAGGAGTTAGAAGCTGAAGAGAAAAAATGGGATGATGGTCAAGCTGAAAGAGATTTGGATGAATTAAGATTTTTACGAAATAACTTATTGACTCAAACAGATTGGACACAATCAAGAGATGTTACTTTGTCAAACGATACAGAGTGGAAAAAATACAGACAAGAACTAAGAGATATAACCAAAACATTTAAATCAATAAATGATAAAGATTTTAAATTTCCAGGTAAACCAACGGAGTAAATATGCCATACATAGGAGTCAGTCCACAATTTGGAGTTAGAAGAAAGCACACTTATACTGCTACGGCTGGGCAAACTATTTTTACAGGTGCAGGGTCAGAAGGTGCAACATTAAGTTATAAAGACTCCAACTTTGTTGACGTATATCAAAATGGTGTAAAGTTAGGTGATGCCGATTATACATCTACAAGTGGAACTCAAATAGTATTAACTCAAGCAGCATCAGTTGATGACCTCGTAGAAATAATAGTTTTTGATGCTTTTAGTGCAGCAGACACTGTAAGTAAAGCAGATGGTGGTACGTTTGATGGTAATATTACAATGGCAGGCACATTAGATGTCAGTGGTGCTTTTACATCTCAAGGAATAGATGATAATGCTGATGCTACAGCTATTACTATAGATAGCTCAGAACGAGTTGGGGTTGGAGATACAGCACCTCTACAACCACTTCATGTTAAAAACTCTACTTTTGCTTACATTAGAGCAGAAACAAGTGCATCAACTAAAACTGGTATTGATTTTGGTCAGCATCAAGATGGTTCAGGTCATATAAATCTAAGAGATTCAGGAGCTATTAAAATATCTACTGGAGACACAGAACGTATGCGTATCCACTCTAGTGGATTTCTTCGTGCATCTCCAGACTCAACTGTTACTAATGCAAGATTAAGTTCTACTACTGCCCATGTGTTTCATTCACATACAGATGGTTCAATTATGTTCTTTTTAGAGAACACACAAGCTGATCCTTATGGTATGATGTTTGACTTCTCACAAGCATCTCCTGATGATAATACAAACTTTTTTATGAAGTTTGAAGATAGCACAGCAGAAAGAGCACATATATATACAGATGGTGATATGAGAAACCATGATGGTACTTTTTCACAATACTCAGATATAAGAATCAAACAAAATATTACAGATGCAAATAGTCAATGGGATGATATCAAAGCTATTAGATTTATAAATTATAAAGCTAAAGATGATGTTAGACAGTATGGTGAGGATAAAGCTAAAATTCAACTAGGTGTCATCGCACAAGAAATGGAAAAAATAAGTCCTAAATTAATTAAGGAATATTCACCCAGTAAAGCAGATGTAAAAAGCTCATCTGAATTTGGAACTCTTTATGAAGAAGGTGATGATATTCCAGATGATAAAACTGTGGGAGATGTAAAAGAAGTAAAAGACAAGGTAAAGGGAATAGCTTATTCTATACTTTATATGAAAGCAGTAAAAGCACTACAAGAAGCAATGACAAGAATAGAAACACTTGAAGCAGAAGTAAAAGCATTAAAAGGTGAATAGATGACCAAAGCAGCAGAATTAGCAAAGATGGGTGAAGTCATAACCAATGACCAAATTGGTGGGCGAAGGAATATTGTTATCAATGGAGCAATGAAAGTTGCACAGAGAGGCACAAGTGAAACTGGAGTTGGTGCTGCTGATGGATTTTTTACTTGTGACAGATGGGGTGTTTATCAAGGAGGAACAGCAGGTAGATTAACTATGACACAAGATAGTTCAGGACCAAGTGGGTTTGCTAATAGCCTTAAACTTGACTGTACTACAGCAGATACATCTATAGCAGCAGGAGAATATTTTGCGATATACCAAAGATTTGAAGGACAAGATGTACAACAAATTAAAAAAGGCACTAGTGATGCCGAAAATATTACTGTTTCTTTTTATGTCAAAGGCAATGCAAGTGCCACATATGCTGTAGAGTTGTTTGATAATGATAATACAAGACAAGCATCACAATTATTTAGTGTAACAACAGATTGGACACGAGTAGTAAAGACTTTTACAGCAGATACAACTGGTGCGTTTGATGACGATAATGCACAAAGTTTACAACTTAATTTTTGGATTCACGCAGGTTCAAATCTTACAAGTGGAACATTAAATCAAACTTTTGACTCTAATACTAATGCAAATAGAGCAGTGGGTATATCATCATTTTTTGACAGTACAGACAGAACATTCTTTCTTACTGGGGTGCAAATAGAAGTAGGCTCACAAGCCACACCATTTGAGCATAGGTCATTTGGGGAAGAACTACAATTATGCAAACGTTATTATAATGAACTTTCTGGAGGAACTAGTGGAACTAGACTTTATTCATTCAATTATAATGCTTCTTATAAAGGATATTTGTTTTACTTTCCTGTTAAAATGAGAGCAACACCTACTGTTGCTACATCAGGTAATGGATCGTCAGGAACGGAATCAGGAATTTCTAATCAAGATTATTTGTTTAGATATATTTTAGCAGGTGTTTCTGATAATACAGCTTATTATCTTTATGATTTTTCCTTTGATGCAGAGCTATAGGAGAATAATATGAATATAAAATCAGCACAATATGGCATAGATATGGAAGGTAATAATTCAGAAATCAAAGCTACAATAGATGGTAAAACAGTGTTTGTACCACTAGATCCTAACAACAGACACTATGCAGAAATACTGAAACAAGTCAAAGAGGGTACACTTACAATAGAGGATGCTGATTAATGTTGGGTCATTCTGCTATTGCTGATGCAGCCATTGCTGATGTAGGTGGTGTAGTACAAGCAGCAACAGCAGAAATGAGTGGCGTAGGTGTTGCAGTTAATGTAGGTGTAGGAACATTAGTTGGTACAGTTAATTTAAGTAGTAATTTTATACAAACTACAGAACTTGCAACTACATTAAGTGGGAATATAGATCTTACAAGTAATTTTACACAAACAACAGAAAATATTAAATTAATAAATTTAGGAACAGCAAGTATAGATGCAAACTTTACACAAACAACACAGGGTAATCACAAATTTAATGGAACATCTTCTCAACAATTCAGTTTTACAAAAACAGCAACTGGAGATATACTATTTGAAGAAGTAGTGACGAATGCAAATATAGAGACATATACTGAAATAACACCATCTGGTACAGAAACATATACTGAAATAACACCATCTGGTACAGAAACTTGGACAGAAATACAGTGAGGTAAAAAATGGCAAGTTCATATACAACGAATACTGGTATAGAAAAAATAGGTTCTGGTGAACAATCAGGTACTTGGGGTAATACGACTAATAATAATTTCGATATAATAGATAGAGCTTTAAATGGAGTTGTTAGTTTAACTATAACTGGAAATACATTAGTTACAACAAGTGATGGTTCTTTATCTAATGGACAATACAAAATATTACTTTTAACAGGTTCTCCTAGTGGTGCTTTTAATTTACATTTAGATCCTAACGATCAACAAAAATGGTTTTTTATAAAAAATTCTACTGGACAAACGGCTAAAGTTAGACAAGGTCCAGCAAACGCAGATGCATCAGATGGAAGTGGAACTACTGTTTCTATTCCTACTGGAACTTCTGCTATAGTTTTTGCAGATGGAACTGGTTCAAATTCTAATGTTAGTACAATACCAACAGATTTAGTAGGAGATACAACTCCTCAACTTGGTGGTGATTTAGATACAAACGGTAACGCAATATTGTTTGGATCTAGTAAATGGGCGATATCATTAGATACTGGTGATAACGAATTATTATTTAAATATAATGGTACAACAGTTTTTAAATTAGGATCTAATGGTGCAGTAACATCAGCTAATAATGTAACAGCGTTTGGAACAAGTTTATAATGGCAGCATTACAAGCATCTGGAACTATATCTCTTCAAGATATTGAAGAACAATACAACCCTGGATCAAACTTACCCAGCAGAGGATTGAATGAATTTTATCTTGGTGGCTCCTTAGTTCGTGCTAATGCTAGTAATAATTCTTCAACAAATATGTCGGCTGGTGTACCTACTTCTGGAACAATTTCATTGAATGATTTTTATAGTAAAGAAAGAGCTTTTAAAAAAACATTTAGTGATGGAGATACAAATCAAAGTGCAGATACTATTTTTGGTGATGACTTTGAAGTAGATTACCCGAAACAACTTGTAATAGGTTCAGGACATACTATTGGTTCAACTAACCCATCTAATGCTGCTTTAACAATAGAAACTAATGGTGTTGGTTCAATAACTGTTACAAACGAGGGTAGTATCGAGGGTGCAGGTGGTACAGCAAATGGTGGAACTGGTGGAAACGCATTACAAGTAGATGGTAGTGTCGCTGTTACTTTAGTTAATAACGGAACAATTAAATCTGGTGGAGGAGGTGGAGGTAACGGTGGTGCAGGTGGTGCAGGAAGTCTTTCCTCAACAGCAACAGCTTTTAGTGTAACAGATAAAACAGGTAATAAACCTAGTTTTGTTCCATATACTGTAGATACATTTTTTGCTGATAGATATTGGACAGGAATAGGCTCTGGTCAATTTGGTTTAAATACTAGTAATAATGCTCTTTCAACTCAAATATCTGATAAAGGACCTGTCTGGTATAGCTTTCAAGTAACTAAAAACGCAACTTATAGTATATCAGCTTCTATAAATGATCCATATCCAGAAGATGGTCAAACAGGTCATCGTGGTCAACCAAGAGTAGATATTAGTACAGCAGAAAATACTGCAAGTCAAGGACAAGGTGGAAATCTTTATGGTAGTGGTTTATCATGGTCAACTACTGCAAACTTAGCTGCAAATACAACATATTATTGGTGTAATTATACGGTTGGTCCATATGGTGCTTCTTCACCAACAGGTAACTTTTTTTATAATACAATGTCTTCTCAAATAAGTATGGCTGTAAATGAGCCAACTACTGGAGGAACTGCTGGTGCAGGTGGCGTAGGTCAAGGATATAATCAATCTGCTGGATCTGGTTCAAGTGGTAGTTCTGGTGGTACTAATGCAGGTGCTGGTGGCGATGGAGGTGCTGGAGGAGCTTTTGGCACAGATGGAACAAATGGAAATGGTGGTGGTGATGGCACAGGAACAACGATAAGTTATCCATCATCAGCTCCAACGGCTGGTGCAAGTGGTGTTGCTGGGGGTAGTGCTGGTAAATCAATACAAGGTGTTAGTAATGTAACAGAAAGTGGTAGTGGAACTAAAACTGGAGGTACAGCATAATGCCAATGAAAGCTATAAAATTCAAACCAGGAGTTGTTTCTGATATTACATCATATAGTAACGAAGGTGGTTTCGTTGATGGTGATAAAGTACGTTTTAGATTTGGTTTTCCAGAAAAATTTGGTGGTTGGGAAAAGTATAGTCAAAACACATATTTAGGTAGTGCTAGAAGACTGCACAACTGGGTCGCTCTTGATGGTTCTGATTTTATGGGTCTTGGTACACATTTAAAATATTATATAGAAGAAGGACAAGCGTTTAATGATATAACTCCTTTAAGAGGTACTCAAGTTACATCTGGGGTAACTTTTACAACGAACACAACTTCTGGAACAGAATCTCAAGTAATAGTAAATTCTGATGTTCATGGAGCAAACTTAAATGATTTTGTTACAATAACAAATGCTGAAGGAGCAGATGCAGTTGGTGGAATACCTGCATCTGCTATTGGAGACTCTAGTGGGAAAGAACATCAAATAATAGAAATTATTAATTCTAATTCTTTTAAAATAGATGTTGGAACTAACGCCACTAGCGTTGCTACAGGAATAGCAAGAGCTTCAGGAAGTGTTACTTTAGATTTTCAAATAAACGTAGGACTTGATAATACAGTTGGTGGAACTGGTTGGGGTGCAGGTCAATGGAATGGTACAACAGATGGTGCAGTAAATACAACTTTAGACGGAGCTATTAATAATTCTACAACAACAGTAGCTGTAGCAGATTCTAACCCAACGCATCAAATAGTAGCAAATGATATTATATTAATAGATGATGAATTAATGTTAGTTACTAATGTTGCAACTAATAATTTAACAGTAGTAAGAGCTTACGCTGGAAGTGGAGCAAGTACTAATGTAAATACTGCAAGTCATGGAGGAGGAAATGCAGTAACTGATGCAGTCGCTCATTCAAATGGCGTTGCTGTTTTTCTTGTAGGAAATTCAACTGATGGCACTGCAGGAAATGCAGATTCTAAAAATGACTTTGTTGGTTGGGGTAATGCAGCAAGTGTTACGGTTCCTGGAGCACAAATTAGATTATGGTCACATGATAATTTTGGTGAAGATTTAATTATAAATGCAAGAGATGGTGGTATATATTATTGGGATAAAACAAATGGTTTAGGTAATAGAGCAAGAGAACTTAGCGATACTTCTACATTTAGTAATGAAACAAGTGTTCCTCAAATAGCTAAACAAGTTCTTGTTTCTGACCAAGATCGACATGTAATTTGTTTTGGATGTGATGGATTAGGAGCTACTCCTACGACGCTTCGAGGAGATGGTGTTCAAGATCCTTTATTAATACGTTTTTCTTCACAAGAAAATCCAGTTGATTTTTTTCCTACTGCTACAAATACGGCAGGGGATTTAAGACTAGGTGGTGGATCTACTTTTGTACAGGCTGTAGAAACAAAACAACAGATATTAGTATTTACAAATAAGACGCTACACGCCATGAAGTT